TTATTCATCACCTAATCTCTCCCTTAACTGTCTCCAAGTTTTCTTAGGTAATTTACCTTCTCTTATTAGTTGCATTTCTTTTAAACTTTGTTCTAGTGATTCAGAAACTGTACAATATCTTTCTTCGCTATTATCTCTTTTTAATAATTTATAAACATCACCATCTGATAATCCCAAAGCTTCTTTAAATTCTTCACCAGCTTTTATCATTTCATCAAAAGTATCTTTATTCTTCTTAAATTCTCTGGATATTCTCTCACTTATCTCTTCAACTTCTTCATTGTTCAATCCTTTTCTTTTAATAGCATTGGCAAATATATCGGTCATTTGTTCCCAATTATTAATTTTTTCTGATTGTAATTTTATCTCTTCTAATAATTCATATACCTTTTTATTCATACCATTACTCTCCTCGTCAAATTCAACTATTATATTATACCAAAATAAAAGCGAAAAAAAATAAGGGTGATAAACAATATTTCTACTGCTTATTACCCTTATACCGTTCTATAAAAATTTGTAATTCTCTTGGGAGTCTAACGCTATCTATTATCGCTGTTAGCTTTGTCTGTATTATTATAATAGCATAATTCCAGAAATCATACAAGACTATTTTTATCTGATTTATAAGATTTATTATATTAAAAAAATAAGACAAGAATATATTTCTATACTCCTGCCCTATTTAACAAAACTATCTTTAGTTATTTAATCACCTTAAACGGTGGATGCCCAGTATCTTGATTTTGTAAAATACTTGATGTTCTAAACCTAAAACTCGTTTTTAATTCAATAAAATATTCATCATTGTTTTGGCTAACAAGTTCAACTGTTATCCACAATGGAAATCTAGATTTTGGAGCAGATAATAAATTTATTACACCATCTAAATCAAAATATTTTTCATTAAGATTAGCTCTATCTAAAGCACCTAACTTCATATAATCATCATCTGAATTATATCTTTTTCCTTCTTCAAATACTGGTATAATCTTAAATTTTATATTAGTAAATTCATTAATTCCTATTTCTAAAATAGCATTTATTAAATTATTTTTAAAATCTTTTCTTTCCAATAATACCACCCCTACTTTATTTTTTTATGGACTATATTCTTTGAACCTATGACATTCCCATGAGAATCCAATTCAAAATCACTTATTTCCAACCATGCCTTATCCAAATTCAGTCCAGCTTTTTCAAATAATTCAGGATACTTAGATGCTTCCTCTACTGTTGGTCTATAATGCCCTGAACTATTATCTATTCTCGTAATCATTCCATCCCCATCTACTTTAATTTGCCCTGCTGCTAAAACATCATCCGCATTTCCTAATGCCTGATGTTTCTTTCCTATTATTAATTTACCACTTTTATCAATAACAAAATCCATTCTTCTTAATCCTTGGATATTCTTTATTTTACCATCTTTAAGAGTATAATCTATTATTTTCCCATCACTTGGTATCGCTTCATTTGGATATTTATTTTTTATAAAGTCACTTGACTTTCCAGATCCGATATTTTCAGATGTAACTGTACTTCCTTCCGCTTCTCTAAACATCCCTACTCCTGGCACAAAAGGTAATGTTCCATCCTTGATTTCTGGCTGTGGTGGTGCATTAGTATAAGTGAGAACATAACCATACACTTTAGTATTAATCACTTTACCATCATTCAATGTAATCTCCTGCCCATACACTGGTTCTCCTCCAAACACACCTTCCGAAAAAGGTTGTTCTTGTAGGGTATAATAGTAAACATAACCTCCTACTTCCCATCTTATTTCTTTGGGCAAATCTGATAGTTGGCTAGCAGAATATAGTTTTTTCCCTGTTTGAATCTTTCTGCCAAATACCCATATATAATCATAAAGATAATTATCTAACTCATTTCCATCTACAGCCACTTCTTCAGAGTCATCTTCTTCTGAATCTTCCTCATCATAATTTTTTATTCCTGCTGAGCGAGAGCCTAATGTTGCTATAATAGCCCCTACTACCACTTTTGATAAATTATTTAAGAATCCTTCTAACTCATCCTCATCAACCTCACCATCTTCAGTAACATTTGTAAGTCCAGCAATAGCTCCAAGAACTGCTGAAGCAGTTTCTTCCACTAATGATAATGCAGTTGTTGCTAATTGTACAACTGCTCCCATAACACAACTTGATAAATTTCCAATATTAAAATCCATTTTTTAATTCTCCTTCTGCAAAAGGATTATACGTTTCCCTACAACTTTTACCTATTTTATTTTCTATAGAAACTTTTATAACAGAATTAAACTTTATATTTACTCTCTTCACTAAACTATAATATAATTCTCTTCTTAATGCATGCACCACCCCATTATTTATCATATTTATGTATTAATTTACATCAAATATCATAGTATCATATTTTATCCAAAAATACAATTTATATCATATATGGAAATTCAAACCGAATTTTTATATCTATTATAAAAAAAATAAGGATAATAAACAATATTTCTACTGCCTATTATCCTTATTCTAAGACGTTTTCTACTTTGTACTTGGGTATATAGCAAAACATCTGTATACTTGTATGCTAACATAATATAATAGATAATACAATAGTATTTCTGTAGGAATAATATGAATTAATTTTATTTTAATTTTTCCATTATCATATCTACTTTTTGTTCTATGTCTTCCATCTTAGTATTTACATTCCCTACAAAGCTTGCATTAGTTTCAACTAGTATTTTGTTACTTTCAGTCACTACTTTATTGCTCTCAGTTAATTCATCTAATGACTTAAGAAACCTATCCATCAAAGGTTTTAGAACCTTATCACATAATACATTAAAAGATTTATATAATGCGTAGATTATTATTATTGTAATTCCAATAGGAAATCCTACATTAGAAATTAGTCCTGCCATAGTTGTCAAATCCATAAGCCATACCTCCTATTGAGCAACTGCTACAGTATTTTGAATACTAGCTATTTTATTTTCTAATTCAGCATTCTTAGCTTTCAAACTATTATTTTCATCAGTCAATTGTTTAATTATTGCTGAATTATCTAAAACAACTTGCTTTCCTTGATTAACTTCTCCACCTATTGCTAATCTTAACGAATCAATATCTTCTTTCTTTAATTCAGGAAACTTAGCTAATACTTTTGATTCAAATACATCGGCTTTAGATTGTAACTTTTCTTCTATACTTGTACTTATTCTAAAAGTTTCATCAACCTCATTCCATATTTGTTTTGCTACTCCTATGTAATTTTGATTTTTAATTATGGCTTGCTCTATTCCTATTTTCTCTAATTTGGCTTCTACTAATTTTACTAATATTGTTAATAATGATTTTATCATTTAATTCACTCTCCTCTTAATATTTAATTTCATAAAACCAACTTCCTAGAGTTGATTTAAGTTCATTACATTTGTCTATAGTTAAATAAGATGTCTCAATCCATATTCCCTTGTCATTGCCCCTGACGTAGCATTTCACATCACCAAAATAAGATAATACATAATTAATATCTATACCGTCATATCCCTCATAGGCATTAGGCAGGTAACTAGTAACTACATAGCCTTTTCCACTTTCTGTTGAAACTGTTTGTCCAGTTAATCCACTTACAATTGCATTTGCTATAGCTTCAGCGCCAATGGAATTATATTTATCGACATCTGATTGAGTATCACAAAAGCATATTTCTATAAGCATTGCTGTAGCACTTGGATGCTTAACTACATATAAACCACTACCATCTTTAATTCCTCTATTTGTAAAACCTAACGATACAATATTATTTAATACAGCTCTAGCTTCTGGAACTTCTTTTGCATTATAAGTAAATACTTCGGTTCCAACACCACCGCCCGCATTGGCATGCAAACTAACAAATAAATCTACATTATTATTATCAGCTTTTTGACATCTTTGACTTAGTGAATCCGAAACACTTAAAGCTGATGTCGGCCTTACTTCAATAACTGTATGACCTAATGCATTTAATTTACTTACAACTAATGTGCCTACTGAATTAATTATTGTTTCTTCAGCAATAACACCAACTGCTCCTCTATCACTTCCGACACCATGACCAAAATCTATTGCTATTTTCATTTATTAATCACTTCTTTCCTCATTTTTAGGCAACAAAAAAAGCACCTAAATTTGGTACTAAGTTCATTACCCATTTTTAATTGTCAATTTTTATTTTATTTTTATGATGCAGTACTTTCTGTAGTTGTATCTTCTATAACTTCCATATCTAAAAGGACTAATTTTACTTGCTCTTGTAAATTCAAAAGATTAGGAACATCTTTATACTGATAAATACCAGCAACTATCAATGTAACCCACACTTTTACACACCCACTGTTCTTGTTAAATTGCATTCTAAACACTCTCCTTAAAATTAAATTTATTATACTAAGAATTGGTTTTACCCATTGCCACTATACTTGTTAACTCTGCATTTGCTTGTGACAAATTTTCTATCTGTTCTTGTAATTTCTCTATGTCTGTTTTTGGCACATCTTCATATACTGGAACATTTGGAATTACTGTTATATCAATATTTTTTATGTATTTTCCTTCTGGAACTTCTATTTCCAAAAATTGTATTCCTCCTTGTGGTATTCTGTTTTCAGTGCTCTTTAGTTGCAAATATATATATCCAGTATTATCATATATAATTAATGTTTTCATATCATTATGTCCTCCTAAAATTATTTAAAATTTAAATGCTATCCATGTTACAGGTGTATACCATAAAGTATTTGATGATGAATACCAAGTTATATCAGTTCCATTAAATGCTATGCCTGCTGATCCATGGTTGTTGTAATGTTCACCTGAAGTTGATCCTGCATCCCAATACCCTAATACTCCAATTGGCGGGAGTACATAGCATCCACGTGCCCCATACTTATCAATCATTATTATTCCATTAGCTGGAAAGGATGTTTGTATATGCGTAGTTGTGTTGGGATTTATAACTGAAGGTGCTGTAATACTTCCTGTTTGTATTTGTGCCCCACCTAAATTTTGAATTGTTGCTTGCCCTACTAAATTTATTCCATTTGCACTACTAAAAACTTTACCTGATATAACATCCGCTACTGTTGCTGTTCCTGTTACTGGTGCTATAGTTTGAATTCCACTTAAGTATTGTCCACTTGCAATTGTTTGTGCAGTTGTACTAGGGTTATAAGTTTGTGCTGACTTGCTTGGAATGTTTCCTACGACATCTCCCGCGTCTGTACTAGCAGTTTTACCAGCAAGGATGTCAGACGCAGTTGCATTCCCACTTCCACCCTCACCCTGCAATATAAAATTTGTTCCATTGTACCTCATTGTATATATTGATCCAGCAATTAAATTAGTAACATTACTACCATTAGCCTTTTTAATAGCTTTTGCGCCTAAATTATTAACATTTATTGTGCTTGCTCCTGTAGAACTATAATTAGCTTTAAAACTTATTGCTAAAGGTTCACTGTAACTAGTAACACTTGGATCTATTGTTATAGTATAAGCATTACCACTTCCTGTACTAGTCCCCCCATAGTAAATTCTATCTGAATTCAATGCACTTATTTTATTAGATTGTGATTTCATTGTATTATCAATAATATCCATATTGCTATTTATAACAGTAATATCGGCTGTTTCTATATCTGTTGGTTTTACCAAATTATAATTACTTGTAGTTGTTGACATTCACTATACTACCTCCCTCGTTTTTAATTCTTCCCATGTTCCAGTTTTGACTTGTCCCCATGTTAATTTCTTAACTTCTCCCCATGTTGTAAAACTAAACTCATAAACCACCCCTAAGTGAGCTGGTTTTAATTCTTCTATAACATCTTTTAAATCTTGTAGATTAGGGGGAATTCCCTTTTTATCTGTAAATTTAACAGTAAAATAATATTCTATATTGTGTTCAGTTACTTCGACCGTACCATTTTGAAAACTCTCAGCAATCTTTTTAAGGAAAGACACGTTAAAAGTTCCTTGTCCTTTTTTCTTAGCTAATATTCTACTTCTTCGAATTTCATACGAGTCATTTACATTAGATGTTATTTTAAATTCTTCTTCCCATAAAGACAGACCCCAAGTAGCTTTATTAATAAAGCATTGGTTTATAATATCTTGATTATCTGTTTCCAATTTATCAATCTCATATTGCTGATTATCATAAATAGTATCTAGAATATCCTCATTTTCATATAAAAAAGATGGTACGTAAACCTTAAGCATTACTTACCACCACACTTCCTAATACTGCAACATCTTCTTCGCCTATTGTTACATTAGTACTAGTTCCATTTATTAATAAATTATTATAATCGCTTACCCCAGTACTTGTAAGAATAACATTTCCTACCTTTGCATAAGACACATATAATTGCTTAAATGCTATGTCTTGTAGATATTGTGTTAAAGTTGTTTCTACATTTAATTTTACCTGACTTAATGTATACTCATTTTCATCAATTAATAAATCTACTGTAATATTTATTGGAACTTCATGAGCTGAAATAACCGCAACGGTTGCTCCTATTGGTCTTACAGTTTCTATATAATTAGCAACATTATTTACAATTGTAGAATCTGCTCCTCTTTTATTAGAGTTTATAACAACTACCTTTACAGTACCATTTCCAGCCCAAAGTGGTATACATTTAGCATCACCAACATTCGAAACCTCTAAAGCCCATGATTCATAGTGATATTTGTTACCACTAGTTTGAGGATTTTGTATTCTTAATTTATATCTATTATATAAATCTTCATTACTTTCTTTATCAGCTCCATTAGTTACATTATCTAAATTTGTAACTCCTGTTATCCCATTATATTTAGTAGGCATTACAGTTATAGAATTTGCCATCACATTATATTTAGATCCTATAGCTTCTGCTTCTACCTGTGCTAAAATCGTTACTGCTCCTACTGGAATTGTTGCATTGTTTATAACTTTATAAGATAGTCCATTAAGTGTTTTCACATATGCTCCTGCTGGATATGTAGCCCCTTCAACACCTGTAAAAGTTACATAAGTAGTTGCTTTAGTTCCATCTTTTTTATCAATTCCCATTTCATCAGTTCTAGCTTCTAATTCTTCGCTATAACCATTTTCAAGTGCATATTTAGCAAAGACTCTACTTAAAATTTGATCCATCTTTATTTTTACATCCGCAATTTCAATACTTACTGGAGCTTGTGAATCATGAACAAAACTACCTTCCGAAGTATCTACATTAGTTATTCCATTCTTAAGCCTTGATAATATATTTTCAGCACTTTCAGCATATTTAATCATTTACTATTTACACCCCCAAACTCAAATCGTTATATTCTATAGCTCCATATTTTGTATTTAATATCATGCTCACATTTAGTCCTTCATTGTCATTCTTAGTTATACTATTATAGGTTATTCCATTTATGTATTTTCCATCGACTAAACATTCATTAATCACATTCTTTATTTTATCTTTTACATTATCAGTTAAGCTGTAGCTAATTATTTCATCTTCTAATCCAAGTCCATAATTCTTACTATATATCATAAGAAATTTCTTTCTACCCTTTGGAGTTTTTAGTTTTTTATAAACTCTAACTTTTAATGCTTCTAAATCTTCAACTATTATGAATTTGCCATTCTCTAATAAAAATCTATCATGCTTAAAATCCCAAGCATATTCTTTTAATTTATTAAGTTCATATTTCTTGTATTCTGTTATATTATTATCAGATACGGTAATAGTTAAATTACTGTTTATCGGTAATATACTCACTATATCACCCCTAACACTATATATTTTTGATTTTCTTCACTCGCAACTGGATACAAAATTACAGTATTATCTACCTGAAATACTGAATCATGAACTATTGTTGCATTATTTGTATTCCCATTAATCGTAATCCTCACATTTTCTGTGTATCCTAATAAATCTTTACTTATATATAGATTTTCTTGAAATAAAGGTAATTCACCCTTTACGATTTGCAAAGGATTAATACTTTTTACTACTCCAAAATCAAGCGTTGGTGGATTACTAACCGCCCCTTGATTTCTCATAATATTTATTAATTGTTCATACTGATTAGCCATAATCCACCTCCAACTAATTTAGTTTATAACCTGTTATGTTTTGTCTTCCTACTTGATTAGCCCAATCTAATGCACTTTGATCTGCTCCTAAATATAAATCTAGTCTACTAGCAGAGTTAAATTCATTTCCACCACGATCTTGAACTTCCCATATTCCATCCTCTACTCCACTAATTCCAGTTAAATAAAATTTAGTTCCAAAAGGATATATATTTGATGCGCACATTCCATATGCAACGGTTTTTCCTGAAGCAGTTGTAAACCCTACTCCTGCATCAAGCGAAGTATAGGCAGTTATTTGAATATCCATTTTTGTAGCATTACTTAAGTCAGCATCGCTTGCTGTACTCGTAATAGGTGTTCTTGTTTCTAAAATTCTTCTAGCTGTATAAAATCCAGTCATATCACTAACCTTACATACATCACCAGTTTTAGGTTCATGAATAACTTGATCGCCACCTATATAAATCTGTACATGTCCTAAATCTTCTCTTGGGAATACTAAATCCCCAGGCTCCAATTCATCCTTACTTACTTGGCTACCTTGATAAACTTGTGTATAAGTAGTTCTTGAAAGAGTTATCCCATAATGAGCATAAACCTGTTGAGTAAATCCACTACAATCCATTCCAACATTCCATTCATTACCGCCCCAAACGTAAGGCACACCTAATTGTGAAAATGCTAGGCTTAATATTTGCTTTTGTTCTTCAGTTGTGCAATATTTATATTCTCCAGCACTCCCATATAGCGCAACAGCACTTATATTATTAGTACTACTTGCCGAATATTCTTTTTCATCCATCTTCTGGCTATAAGATAATTCTAAAGATGTTATATACTGACCATTCTTAAAATTCCATGTATGTGTATCACTTTGTATATACATAAAATTATCCTTTATTTCTTCTATTAATGGATATTTAATCTTAACTGAATTACCAGTTATATAAGTAACATCACCTAAAACCTCACATGATACGTTATATTCAACTCCCTGTAACATATTTTCACAAACTGTCTTATAATCTTTTCCAGTCTCTTGTTTATATAACTCCTGCAAAACTCCATATTTACTTGTATTACCAGCATCGATTGTATCTATTTTTTTACCAGTAGAATCTAATACTTGTATCCTATTAATCATATTTTGCATGCTGTCAGTAAAAGTTAACGAAATTATATTGCCGTTACAAGTGCCATCTGTTGAAGTATTAGGAGTTATTAATATACCAGCTAATATCTTATCTACCTCAGTAACACATACCTTATTGGTATTCATATATAAATAATAAAATTTACTATTCTGTTTATGTAATTCAGTATACATTTGCATTATTGCATCGTAACCAGTTACATCAGACAACAATCTATTTACTTCAATATCACTAGCTTCTAATTCGCCCTCTTCCAATTCTAACGAATTAATTATCTGTTTACTCGCTTTGTCAGCAGTTATATTGCTAAAATTAAAACTTACCTTTGATTTTTTAAGATAGTATGCATAATCTACAGCATTAAAATTAAGCTGATTACTTTCAGCAACAATATTTTTTGTTATTATTTCCCCTCTAAATATTTCAGTCCCATCTATATATAAATAAGCTATATCGCCAGAATTTATCATCTCAGTTGGCAAACTAGTATCTTGCGTTCCAAATATATAAGTAATATCTAAAGACCTACATACATTTGTTAAAGCACCTTTCCAAACTACCTTTGTTAAATAAGGTGTTATATCTAAAATTGAACCAGCTCCATTTCTATAAATTTTAACATTTAAATTAAATTTACTCATAGATATATCACCTGATCTGTATATATTAAATCTGGATTAGATATATTATTTCTACTTGCAATTTCTTGCCATCTACTTGAATCACCATAATACCATTTTGCAATTTGGATAAGAGTATCATCTTCGTCAACAGTATAAGCGTACGTTCCCACAGGTAATCCATATAAGGTCAATGAGCTACCATCACCCGAGCTTGTATCACTTAATGAACCTGAACTATTCGTTGCACCATCTGAATTAACTAGATTTAAAGACTTATCTTCTATTAAATCCATAGTATAATAAATATCTCCTGTTCCATCTTCTTCTCCCCAATTAAAATTATTGATACTAAACATTTTAGCAACTTCACTACCCAGTATAAATAAGCTAAACACAGTATCGTTTTCCATCCAATTTCGAAATTTATTCACATAGTTTTGTGGTTCTTGATATGTCCCCATAATAAAGTCATACTTATGTGCTGGAAAGAAACTACTTATACTTAACTTAGTTAATATACTACCACCTTTTATATTGAGTTCTCCAAAGTTTACTATATCTACACTAGAATTATTCTTTCCCTCATTAATGGTATATTTTGAAGGTGGAATAGGTAATAATACATCATCAACTTTGCTCACTAAATGCCATTCCAAAGCTCCCATTTATCCATCCCCTTTCCTAAAAAATAAAACAAGCCTGACCTATTTTAATATCAAGCTTGTTGATTGTAGTTTTTGTACCAATTGATTTGTAATTTTATCTATATCTGCATCTTCCCTAACAACTATGGAATCAGCTAATTTCGCTATCATAATACTACTGCCAGCATTACGAGAATTGCCTTGATCTACTTCTTCTGCTTGTCTACGGGTTAAAACTCTTTCACCTTGATGTAAATAAGTATAGTAGTTATCATATGGAACACGATTTAGACCAGCTTTTCTTCCATTTTGATTCCCATCAACTTTAGGTTTAGTTGCATCAAATATTTCTCCAATAAATGGAATTGAACTCTTAAAAAAGTTACTAGATTTAGAATCACCTTGTAACCACTTAGTTTTATTTTCTATCCATGGAGTTAACTTGTTTTCTATCCAGTCCGCAAACTTATCTAATTCTGGTACAAGCATTTCTTCAATTGGAGCAAAAGCACTTTCTAAATCTCTACTAACTCTACTGAATCTAGATTTTAAATCAGAATACTGATTATTCTTTAAATCTGTCATAACATCTTTACTTGCATTTATTTGTTCCTTGCCATAATTGGTAAGTGCTAATATTGATTGAGAACCAACATCTTCCCATTGGGTTCCCATTATACCCTGTCCAATTTGAAATTGTTGGCTTTTATCTATAACTCTACTTAACCTATTTAATATATCTAAAGTTGTATCTTTTGCAGTAGCTCCACCAGCATTTAGATTCTTTTTAGTTTGAGTTGCATCTAATCCAAGCATTTGAAAATATTGATCTGCCGAACCATCCTTACCTCTTATACGCAGCTCTTTTATTGCATCATTCAACTTGTCCACTTGAAAGGCTCCCGAATCGATACCTGCCTTTAACATATTCATTGCATCTTGAGCACTAAATCCAAGTTCTTTCCAATACACAGAATACTCACTCATTTGATCAAATAAATCACTATTTTGATTTAATCCATTTTGTGCTCCTTGTACAAGTAAATTTAAAGCTTGTTCACTTGTTACTCCAAATTGTTTCATCATAGCATTAGTTCCTCTGATGCTCTCATTTGCATCAGTTCCAAAAGTATTCTCTATTGCCATAATAGACTTAGCAAACTCAGTCATTTTATCAGTATCTAATTTTCCAATTTGTTGTGCAATTAAAGAGATAGTATTGGCCAATTCAGTTCTATCTTCACCATATCCACTGGTATATAAATCACTTATAGATTTATTATATTTTTCTGCATCAGATTTTGATAAACCAGTAGCGCCAGAAATCTTATTAGTTGCTTTTTGTCTATCAGATTGCTGTTCTATAGTTGTATCAATTGCTGATTTAACACCCTCAATTCCTTCTTTAGCAATTGCAAATTGAGTTATTAATCCACCTAATGCCCCAGCTACTCCTTTAATTCCATCTTTTTTAAAAGCTTCACCTAATGAATTACCAAACTTACTCAATATAGATTCATTCCCTTTAACTTTTTTAGAAATATCATCTAATCCATCTACATATTCTTTATTCTTTTTATTAGCATTCCCTGTGCTCTTGGATAATTTACTTATTGACATATTAGCAGATTTAAAACTACTATCTAAATCTTTCTGTTGCTTTCCAAGCTTACCTAAAGTTGATTGAGTTCCATTAACTTCATTATCTAACTTACTTAGTGCATTTACATTTTCCAATATACCTTTTTCTAGTTTACCTAAACTTGATGAATAGCCATCTTTTATTTGTATGGTTTTAGAAACGATATTACCTGCCAATTCCTATCACCTCCTTCACAACATCATGCAATAATTGCTTATCTTCTTCCTGCTTTAATTTTATTGATGCCATATAAAATTCTTTTACATTCAAAGGAAGATTAATAATCTTATCTGGTTCAAAACCTTTTTGCAAATAATAATGCGCCAGATATAAGTTATTATCTTCCCTTATTAGTTTTTTATATTATCTAAAACTCTAGTTACACCGCTTGATAGGTCAACTCCACTAATATTAATTATTTCGTTTGCTATTGCTCTAATTGTTTCCTTTTTCTTAAATACTTTTTTCACTATTCCAAAAGGATCATCTGAGCAATCATAAGCCTTTAATAATTCTTCACTTTTTAAACTAGGATTAGAAACACAATAATATATCAATCTTTCTTCAGCAGATACTTTATCGTCTGCCCTGTCAATACATTCTCTAACAAAATCTTCATCTGTTGATACAATCTCTATATCATCATCTAGAGACTTTATATGTAATTTCTCTTTAACCTCTTTTTGCTTCTCTGCTGGTTTTAATATATCTTTTTTATCTTTAATTAATTTTTCAATTGTTAACATGATATTACCTCCTAATCAATTGTGTCTAAGAAATTAGCGGAACTTGGGTCAAAACCATAAGAATAAGAACGTTCTAATATTTTATCCTGTTCCCAATCAGCTAAAACTAATTCATTTAGCCAAGCAGTTCCAATATTTATTTTTTCAATCTGTCCATTAACCTGATCCTTATCTTCAGAACTTGAAGTTATTTTAAATACAACATCCTCACCATTTTTATAACTGTTTAACATATCATTCATGCCTCGAGTATAAACATGGTATAAAACAAAGGTTCCTTCGCCACTCATATCTTTTAGCTTGGAACCTTTTTTAAATGATTTATTAAATTTAACATCTTCTCTATCTATTTTTATAGTAGCAGAAAAACTTTTTACCTCACCAATTTCTTCATTATTCCACCACAGCTTGCAGAACCTACCGTTAATAACGTTTTTATATTCAATTGCCATTTTATATTCCCCCAATCCTAGTAATATAGATTTAATGTGATATCTTCAACAGAATCGGCAAAAGTAACCTGTCCAGTTAAAAATACAAATGAATCTGTAGGATATCTTAATACATCTATATCTTTCATATTTGTAGTATCAACACCTAATTCTTTTTCTATATAATCTCTTTGTGATTCTAAATCTAGCTTTACTAAGTTAGTTCCATCAGTATTTAAAACTCCTTGAGTTGTCATGCTTTCTAGATAAGTATTAATATCAGATACTAGTAACGCTTTATTATCATAATTGTTATCAACTTTTCCAACATATTGATCTTGAAAAACACTATATATATCAGATTTTATTAGATCTGCACCCTCTACTATTTTTATTTTCTTTAATGCTGCTTTCTTCTCACCTGTTAATGTTTTAAGACTAGTTACAGCTCTAGATAATTTAATTTTATCTCCATCATTTATTAAAAATACTTCTCCATTATCGGTTGCTGTATCTTTATTAGTTTTTTCATTTACTTTAGTTACCTTATTAAAAACATAATAAGTAGCACTTTGTGTTAAAGGTGTGGTTGCAAAAGCACATGCCAAGTCTACTGTAAACAACTCAGGTGTTACATCCACACCACTTTCTTCTATTTCATCTGAAGTGAAGTTTATAACATATTCTAAATCTGCATCTTCATTTACTAAAACTACTTTACTCATTATATTATTTAATCTTTGAGCTTCTATAAACGAAATAGCTTTTGCATTATCTCCAGTAACTGCATATGGTAAAGCTAAGAAATCCAATTTAGTAGTTTTTATTAGATTCAAAGCATTTGCTAAATCATCTTCAGCCACTTTGCTTACTACAATTAATTTATTTACTCCATATTCATTAAAGCACATTTTTAACAATGCTAAATTACTAGCAGAATATGCTTCAGTTATTTGAGAAACTCTACTATATATATGTGCTCCTGATACAGTTGTATCATTGATAATAAGCGCTACTACACCTTTTAAACTTCTAGATTTAGCAGATTCGCCAAGTTTCTTAAAATTTATAATTAATTCTGGCATTCCCATTATATAAATCAGTCCTTTCTATTCATCTAAATATTTTTTAATTTCAAGCTTTCCATCTTATCATAATCCTTTGGTTTATCATCATAATATTCGTAATTAAGATTATCAAAATAATCCAAAGTAAAATTACAACTTATGAAATCATCATTTTCTATAAAATCTAAGTCTCCTATAGTCAGATACCTATCACCCACATTTAACTTTTCACTAAATATATTTTCAAAAGTATCCATTATGTTTAAGTTATTTTCATGAGACATAACATCTGTTTTATAAGTAATTGTTACATTCAACAATTTGTTCTTGTTGTATTGATAATTATAAGTTTTTAATGGTCTTACATTTATAAAAATCGTTTCTCCTGTAACATCGCTTTTATTTTGTTCATCTTTGATTTTAAAAGATGGAATATTATTATAGAACTTATCTATGATTGCCTGTTGTATATCTATATTTTTCATTAACTCCACCCCTCAAAAACTTTATTTAATCTATTTTCTACCTTTTTATCTAATTCCTTATTTGCTACAGTTATAGAATCTCTTAAAACATGTTTACCTTCTACAAATGATTTAACTAATCTTTTACCGATAGCTGGAATATACTTTCCTATTTCTTGACTATGTCCTTCTTCATATGCTTCTGCATATTCTAAATCACTACCTAATTCCACACTCATATTATTACTATTAACAACTACCTCACTATGAGTCCACGACCTACGTAAATTCCCCGTCACAACATCGGTACGAGACTGTGTCGCTGCAATTGCTTCTGTTGCTGTTTCTTCTAAATCTTCCATTAATCCCTCATCTAGTTCAGCTTTTAAATTCTTAATTTCCTTTAACAAATCTTCAAAACTAGCCATTTAAATTCACCTTAGTCTCTAATAACATAGTAGTTAAATGGTCATCCCAGTCTAATGGCTCACCTTGAACTGAATATTGCTTTTTATTATAAACAATAATTGAATCCTCTTTTATTTGTGAGATTATATCAGAAAACATTCTTTTCGTTGTTACAACATCATATCCATAGTCATGCTTTGCTCTTTCACTAGAATAAGGTTGCATACTAACTAAGATTGGTTCTTCAGTTTCATATAATACATAGCGATTTTTAGTAGTATGTTTTATAGTGTCTGTATATTCTTCATATGTGTAAATTTGAATTTCTTTATTATAGAAACAACTACTCATTAGTAAAACCTCACATAAGGTACCCCAATAATCATTTTTACAATATCATCAATGACTAAATCTTCTTTATTATAAGTTCTACTTTCATCTCCAACAGTTTCTGAACTTACATTTTTATCCATTTTTAAAGATTTTTTAATATTTTCTATAACTATAGGAATTGCTAAAGGGTATAAGTTTCTTGTTTCATCATCTGTATAATCTTTGTTTTTATATAAAGTAATAGCTTGAATTGCCATTTTTTCATATTGTTCGTCTGTAAAATTCATAAATCCTCATTCCTTTCACGCTATAGGAGATAGGTAAGCAATATCTGCTCTACTTACCTATCCATAGTTAGCTATTTCTTTATTTTAGCTAATACTACTTTTGAAGAATCTGATAAAGCTGTAACATAGTGTTCATCAACTGAAATATCAGTTTTTCTAGCTAATGAAACTCTATCAGTTTCTAAATTGATATCTCTCTTTAAGTAAATTGTTAATGCTGGTGCATCATCTTCGGTTTCAGTATCAGCAACTAATTTTACTATTGGATTAAAGTAAACACTTGAAGTATTCTTTAATACAAAGCCACCAACTACTGCATTTGGTAAAGATGGAGTAACATCAGCTAATACTACTTGTGAAGCTGTTGGAGTTCCACTTGCAATTATTGTTAATGCACCTGAAGCACTTGATTCACATGGAGAATACCAAGTTGTGAATAATTGTACTTTCTTTGAAGTAACTATTCTTGTATTTGCTATCTTACCAATTTCACCAGTAAGCATAACACCTGCTTGATATTTGTCAGCAGAAATAAAGTTTACATCTTTTCTTAAAGCTGTTACTTGAGCTGGATTTACAAACATTACTTTTTCACTATTTAATTCTTCATTGAATACATCAATAGCATCAACTATTGTATTATAAGAAATTGAGCTTGTAGGTGATTCAAAGAATAATTGAGCATCGTATAAAGAATCCATAGCATCATTATCTATTTTTGAAGCTACTGATTTAGCTAATTGAGTTGTAGCTTGTCCAACTGGATCACCATATCCACTTAAAATTGCCTCATCAGTAATTTCAACTGCCTTCATAGCTTTCTTAACTGTTACTTGTTTTGTACTTGTACCTAGTTTTACAGTTTCAGCCGCAACCCCTTCAGCTACATCTACTGCATCACCTATGTAAGAATATACTGGAATTGTAATTGTGTTACCTGGTTGACCTACTAATGTTGTATCAATCTTTGCAAATGGTGTTACCACTATTTTATTTGGTATTTTTCCTGACACCATATCAGTCATTACCTCTGGGTTTATTAAATCTGCTAATTGTGTTGTTAAATTTGACATATTAAAATCGCTCCTTCGCTTTTAAAATTTTTATTATTGATTGTTTGATAATTGTTGTTGCAATTCTGTATATAATTGCTTGTTAGTGTTGTTTAATTCTAATCTTTCTTTATAAGGCATCTTTTTGAATTTCTCTAAGGTAATGCCATTATTACTATTTGTATCAGTCTTCTTAGCATCATAAGTAAAATCGCCTAATTTTTGCTTAACCTTTTCTTCGGTAGTGGCTGATAAAATACCATTAAGTTTTTCAAGTCTTGCTATTGAATTTTCTTTATTATCAGCAATAATAAAATCTACCCAATCATTAGATAAACCTTTGCTAGATAATTCTTTCATTAATTCACTTGATAATTCTGTTTTAGCTTTTTCAGCTTTCATTTGCTCCATTTCAGCCAAAACTTGTTCTAGCTTAATTTGGTCTTCAGTTTTACCATCATTAGATTTAGCTTTGATACCATCTTCAATAAGTTTTGGTAATTCATTTTTACTGAAATTTTCTTTATACTTAGCAACACCTTTTCCAACGCCCGAATCTAAGGCACTTTGAAAATAAGATTTTGCTATATCATTTGATTCAAGAACGTTCTTAAAATCATCTAAACCTAGTGATTTAACATCAAAAGGCTTTGCAAAGCCTTCAATACCTTGTATTGTTTCATCAATAATTGCATCATCTGCAATATCTTTTAATTTTTCTAACAGTTCATTTTTTAACATTTTGAAATCTCCCTTCGCCCAAACAAGTTGCTAATGCCCCAAGTAAGTGCAATAAAATTTTGCATAATAAAAAGCCTTAGATTTTCTAAGACTGCTCTTTTGACCACTCTTCATAAGTAGTCCAATCTATATTTTGTTTATTTTGATTGTCATATCTTTTCTTTGGTCGCCAGTTTTTATTTACTAAATTAACAAGCACTGATCTACAATGAGGATGTAATGGTGGAATTGGTTTACTAGAATCATCAATATCCCAAACTGTACCATCTTTTGAACGACATATATTCGATGTTCTACTGTCTAAAGTGGCAAGAAATAATTGTTGTTTAATCTCATGGTCTCTTGTCCAATATTCATTACTTTCAGCCTGAACTCTTGTAATTTCAGTACTAACTAACCTATCAGTATTACTAGCGTTAGCATTATATTTTGTTTTAATAACTTTTTCAATTTCATTAACATTAATATCACCTTTAAGGAATTGTTTTACTTGAAGTTTTAAATCTTTAGCAGTTTCATTCTTATTGCTCCATAATCTATCGCTCCAAACTTCTCCTTTAATTTTGGTATTAATGATTTTATCTAAAGTCTTATCATTTACCTGAGTTAATTTAAAATTCTTACCTAAACTATAAATATAATTATTAGTATTGTATTTATCTAAACAAGTATCAGATAAAATTTCCTTCATTATATATAATTCGTTTTTGAGTTCATTTTTAATAGTATTATCTATTGTATTTTCCAATTGAGTATATAGCTTATTTATATCCCCTAGAGTTAAAGACAATGTAGAATCTATTATTTTATAACTCAATAAAATTTTAGCTATTTGAGATATTAAATCATCTCTGTTTTTCTTTTGGTCTTTCTGCATATCTAATATTTTGTTATCAGATTTTTTATATATTTCATCAGCAAAATAAAGTGTTAAAAATGTATAAAGTTCCTGATACTTACTTTGTTTCATCCTCAACACCTATTTTATCCAAGTTTGTCATTCCACTTGTTTCATTATCTGCAATTTGTTTATTTTCCTCTAACTTCATATCAAAAGCAACTTGGCCATTACTTATAAAGTCAAATTGTTCCATCAATATAGAATTTGGAACTATATCTTTAACATAGCTGATAATTTGTGCAACTTCATAATTGTTTCGTGGTAAATTTAATTGGAAGTTTATATTTATATCTCTAAAGTCATAGTTTTTATTTTCTACTACACTAAGATATTTAAATAAACATCTTAATCTCATTTTTATACAATTTTTAAGTGATTGATTATTAGATATTATCTTAATTCTAAGTACATTGATCCTTGTACTCAACATTGTTCCTGAAGTATTACTTTGAATTTGAGTTTGATTGTCTATGTGTTGAGCCAAAGAATATATATCCTGTTTTAAAACTTCTCTATATGAACTATAAAACTCTGGTGATACATTTTTAGTAATAAAATTAGCATTTGCTTTATCACCTATTAATTGTATAATTCCACTTTCTTTAATTTCACCAAATTGCTCTTTTTCTAAAGCCGCATTTAATAACAAAAGATATGCTTGTCTTATATCTCCTATTTCATTCGACCAATCAGAAACCAATAAATTATATATATCCTGTGGATTTTTAAGTATTTTATATAATGTATCTTCAATTCTATTTTCAAAATAAGCAATTCCAACTGGAACATATCCGAAAAAGTGAGGTGTTTTAGATTCACTAGCAAGTTCGTTTAAATTTTCATCACAATGATAAATAAATTTATCGTCTACTACTTCCCAATATTTTGTTTTAGTATTGTCTAATTCCTTAGTATAGCAATACATGAAGAGTTGTACTGTTCCATTGACATCACAATAAGCAATTGCTTCTAATGGACTAAGACGTTTAACTTTAAATTCCTTTGTAATAGAATCTACATAAGAAAATTCATATACTAATCCAAATATATTATTTGTTTTAGCTAAGTTAATATCTAGTGTAGAGCTTATATTATTGAAATAAAAATTAATATCTTTAATGCACTCTACATTATTAGAATTTGAAGTATATGTAATTGGTAAACCTACTTGATAGCTTGTTTCCTCGTCAATGAACTGACGTATGTAATTATGTTGATATACTCTCGGCTCTTTTGATGTATTAGCATAATTTTTATTATATATAATTCCAACATCTGTTTTACCTAAATAGTAATTCCATGCAGGATTATATATACCTAATGATGATGTATATTCTGTTTTTAATTTATTTATCAGATCCTTATCAAATAACATTTTTTCACCTACCTTTACTTTAAAATAGTATACTTCTTCTGTATAGTATTACTTTCCCTGTTACTACACCTATATGATTCATAACACTATATCTAAATGCATCCAAGCCATGATTGTATTTATCTATGGGTTTATTAATATATTCATTTGTCTGCTTGTCCTTAATGAAAGTATAATTTCTTAATTCCTCTTGAATCATTTTACAATCTGGATGTACTATAATTTGATATTGCTGAATTAATTGAACACCATTCATAATTGAATCTTTACCTTTTACAGCACCTTCAATATGTTTACAGCCATATCGTTTTAACTCTTCGATACTCTTAGGTTCTGAACTATCACAAATAATTCTTTCTCCTGCAACTCTATGTTCAACATACATATTGTATATATCTTCATTAGTCATATGCTTTTCAAAGTGTTCATCATAAATCCAAATCTTTTTCTCAGCTTCATCTATAATTGAACAAATTAAAGTTGTATAGTCGTTTGTATATCCAAAGTCAGTACCGAAGATTGCAAATCTATTTGGCTTCTCCTTTAATATTTGTTTATGGTCAAATGGTTGTTCTGAAACTTTCCAATTTGTATATACAAGCCTGTCCAATGTAGCAAATTCCCCTAATGCATATATTGAAAAATAAATAGGATTGTTTTTCTTATATTCCATCAAAGCTTCTATGTATTCTTTAGGTAAGAATTTATTATCTTCATATGTAGTATGTAAAACCATTGTATTTCCCATGTTATACCCATCTTTGAACCATCTTTTGAACACCCAGTTATCTTTTGAAACTGGATTGAATGATACAAATATTTGATTATATGGTTTTTTACTTCTAAGTCTTAATCCTAATTGATCAAAGTCTTCAATTTGTAATTCTGTTGCTTCTTCCACCCAAATATCATCTATATTAGCAATAGATTTTATTTTTTCTGGATCATCCATTCCTTTAAACAAAAAAGAACTACCATTTGGTAATTCTATCGTTAAATCTGTTTTATTTATTTTACATTCATCGGCTATTTGCCATTGACTTAATATTGTTTTAAATAGAGCGAATACAGAATCCTTTAATGTTGCATTTACTTTTCTGACTACGAGACATTTTCTCCCTGGCATTGATAAATATTTGAATAATAATTTTTGTGTTACAAATACTGATTTTCCTGAACCTGCTCCTCCGTAATATATTTCAAATCTTTTATCGTATGTTTTTAAATAGGTATAGTATGCATCATTAAACATTCTCTTTTTTATAATCATATTAGTATTGCTCATTTAGTCCCCCCTCACTATTCTCAAAATACCCTTTTTTATTAGAAAAAATATTTTCTCTACCAGATGATGGTGTATAACGTTCATTTTTAGAACTACACCCATAACAATAAGAACCAATACTACAAAACAAATATCAGTTCTTATGAAATCTTTGTTTTGATTAATCATTTTATGATATAATGCTATTAAAGACTTAGAATTTCATTTAATTTTAGGGAAATAATTTGTGTGTATTTATACATTAATCAGTTTATATTTATAATTTTATACACATTTTATACATTGTTTTTATGCATATTATTTAACGAATTTACCCAATTCCTACAGACTAGTAATAGAGCCAAAGTTCATTTTATAATTTCGCTTTTTATTCAACTAAATTATTATTTAGCGAAATAATAATACAAAAACAAGAATATAAAAGCCCCTATTATAAATTTATACTGGGAAATATTTTTATTCTTATTCTTCCTCAATATCAATGCTGATAGTTCGGTTTGTTTGTTCTATCTCTTGCTTATCTACCCAATGATAGTTATTTTTTAAGGTAAAGATTGCTCCAACAGTCTTACCATTAGTAAATAAAGCATTTTCATAATTCCTTTCAATATATCTCTTAGCTCTTTTTATCGTGCGACTAAATTCCGCTTTAACACTATCATCAAAGTTTTTAAGCCAATCATTCTCTTGGTTATTTTCATATCTTAATAAAGTATTTCTATCAATATCAAGTGCAAATGCTAACCCTGTTACAGTTGGGATCTCATTGTCTTTTACACATTCTTCAAAATACTCATCTATTATTTTTTGCATTTCTTCTGGACTATCATATTTAGCTGGTCTACCTATCCATTTCATAATTAATCACCTCCAATCTGAGTAATAAACCTATAATTTATAATTAAACCTTTCCGATTCTATCAATTATATTATTTAAAAATATATCTTTATCAAATTCATTCATTTTAACATTGCTTAATTTTACACGATTGCCATTATCGATATAATTATTAATAGCTTTTCTTTCTCTCTCATCAAAACAATTTTTAATTATAATTTCAATTAGTTTGCTTACATCAAGTTTAATGTCAACTACTTCAACCTTATTTTTTTCATAACCTTTAGCAGTAACTTGAAAAGCTCTTTGAAAGTTATGTATTAATTCTCTCAAATCTTTTAATGAGTTTTTTGAGCCATTCCTATGAAAATTCAAATCATTTTTCATTTTGTTATATTCTTGTTCACTTAATAATACTTGCATCCTTATTCCTCCTAAAATAAATTAACTACCCCTAACATTACTGGTAACAAAACAACAGCTAATGCACTAATTATAGTAACTTTAGCTGTTTTTCCATCCATATTTAGATTAACGTTTTTCTTGATAAAGAAACTATTAAATGCACCTATAAACATTAATCCGAAAACAATAATATTTAATACTGATAAAAATTTATCCATTTCAACCACTCCAATTTAATTTTTTGCATAATAAAAGAGTACATTACTGTACTCTCAGATGATCTAATATCTTATTGTTACGTTATCTTTAATTTTTATATTTCCTTTAATTCTCACATCATCTTTTATCTTTATTCCATCCTCCATTTTTATCTTAATCTTTTGGGCTTTATCCCATTTACTTGCTTTAATCTCATTTATTCTATCATCAATCATAATAACTAATGTTTCATAATATGCTGCTTTATCATTTTTCAACTTAATTATTATGAAAAAAATACATAATAATATTAGTCCCATTATAACAATACAACCAAAAATACTCCAGTTACTAAATTTTGAATTTAATCCTGATTTATATATTTCTTCATCAATATTTTGTGCAATAGAATTCTGATTAGTAATTGTTTTTTTTAATTCATTAATAGACTCTTGATAAACTTCTTTTTCTTCATTATCATTTAAACTTTTATATTCTTCCTCTAGTTGTTTCTCTTTATCTTTATTATCTTGAATTTTTTGGTTAACTACTTTACTTACTCTATCTTTAGTTTCAGTATATATTGAATTGGTTAGAGCTATTCCAGTTGATGCTATTGCTAAAAATATAGATATTACTATAGCAACAGCCCCGGTGTATATTGAAGTATTTCTTAATCTCTTTGCAATCTCGGTAGCTTTATATTTTTGTTTTTTCAATATACTTAAATCCTCAATTAAGCTGTTTCCATTTATTTTTGATAGAAATCCATAATTCTCTTTGAGATTATCATCTATTATAATATCTTTAATTTTTTCTAACTTATTATATTCAAATAAGTTCTTAATTTTTTCCTTCATATCTTCACCCCTAATACAATTTCTTGTACAATAATACCATCTTTTATGATATTCAACAATAATTGTATTAAAAAAGAACCCTATTTCTAGAGTTCAATTAGCTTTTTACATCATCAATTCTATTTCTTCTATCCTATTATCAATATTACTTGATATAAGTTTGGATTTAGATACACCTGCTTTTTTATATTCTCCATTTACAACCAATCTTATTTTTTGTAATAACTCTTTTGCTTCTTCATCAGCTTGAAGTTCTTTCTGCAAATTCTCAAATGTAAAAATTTCTTTTGTTTTAGCAAGCTTCTCTAATATCTCACGCTGTCTTTTACTAAACTTTTTATATGTATTTAATATATTCCTTATGTTTATTTCTTCCATTTACTTTCTCCCCCTTCGCATAAACAATTATATAAAATTCGGTAAATAGTTTCAATTATTTATTATCTTTCCATAAGAAATACACTTATCAGTTAAATATTACATTATTACGAATATAACTATCCCTTATTATTGCATTATTTATTCAGCAATGAGTTTTGAGTTACAATATAAGTATTTAAATACATTATCATATAAAAAATCCATAGACTTACATAGTGAAATAATATATAATCTAATGGTAATTTTTATAGAAAAAGGAGGATTTAATATGGTTTATGCTAGTTTTAGAAGAAGATTAGCTGCATATTTATTAGACTTTGCTCTTGTTAGTATTATTTATACGTTATTTACATTAGTATTAGGCTTGCCAAATTATTTTGATGTATCTACTTTAGAGGAAGTTATGAGTGCTCAGCGTCTATTCTTTTTTATGTTATTCTTATATTTTTTTATTACAGATTTTTTGCCTTCCCAAGGTGGAATTGGAAAAGTATTATTAAAACTTAAAGTAGTAGATATGAACGGGAACAAAATTTCTTTTTCTGACTCACTTTTTAGAAATATATCTAAATTCCTTCAAATTTGTCTATTATGTCTACCATTCGTTGTAGTTATATTTTCAAAACGAAAACAAGGTTTGCATGATATGTTCTCTAAATGTCTAGTTGTAAAACAATAGATAATATCTTTAAGAAGAGATTTATTATTTCTCTTCTTTTTCATATTTCCACAAACTCATTCGCTTTCTTATCCCAAGCAACCAACCTAAACTTTACATTCTGCTCACGATACACCCATTGCAATAGCTTCCATCTTATCATGAAGTCTGCATCAATAAGTTTTTTGTTAAGTGGTTTCACATCTTGAATATGTACTTGTCCATCTTTGCTAAACATAAAATCTGGTTTGAACGTAATGCTTCTAAGACTCTTCCCCTCATAATTTCTAAATCCCTCGAGTATAATAAATTTTTGATGTACTTGTAATTCACTTACACTCTCATCATTTTTAAGCTGCAAATAACACTCTTTTTCTGGAATACTATCAAACGTATATCCATCACATTCACATTTCTTTCCTCTGTAATGCCCCATTAATTCACCGCCTTAGAATCCCATATATCTTTTGCTGTATTTATTAAAATATATAGTATCAAAAGAATACAAGTAAATTTTAAATTAGCACTATCGTCCATAAAAACTTTTTCTAACAGACTTATCCACAGTATAAAGCTTGCAATATTTATATATCTTGTTAATGCCTCTTTATCCATTTATATTTACTCCTTAAATTATTTTATTTATCTCTGTTGATTTAAAAGGAATAAATGTTTATAATTAAAAGTGCGAAGATTAAAAATAAACATTTATCCAAATATACATACCCTAATCCGTTATAGATACTTGATAATTTATCAAAGCTATATAGAGATTTGTGGGTATTTTTTCTTTATATTCATTTGCTTTATCTTTTATGAATTTCTCTTTATGTGGCTTATAACCTTTATAAAATGCATCTTCTGGTGTATTATATGTTCCAATATATTCTTTACTTTCTCTAGTTCCACCACTACAATTAGCTACAAATTTTCCTCTAACCTCATGCACTCCAATTGGATACTTGCCCCTATCATTTTTTCTTTTAGTCATTAATGAATTAATTGAATGTGGTACAAATATACACGTACTAGGGCTGTATATTTTATTACCTTTAACAAGAATATCCTTGTCCAATTCCATTCTTTCTTCATCAATTTCATAATAATTTTCTATGTACCATTTTTTAAAATTACCATATGTAAGCCACTCATCACAGACTATACAATCTTTATATGTTGGATATTTTTCTTGTAATTTTTCACTATAACATCTTCTAAGCATATCCACCCAAGTTCGATATCCCTTATCATCATCTGGAATGGGCTCCAATCCAATAATTCCAACTCCAAAAACACTTGAATACAATCTACTTTTTATATTTCCATTTTTGAATTGTTGATATGTACAGTTGACTAACTCCTTAGTTTCTTTAAACTGTACCCAAATATCAGTGCTACCATTGTACTCCACAATATAAGCCATTTGCCCACAATTCATTACTCTAGTTTCTCCAATTCTTTGTAGTGACTTCCTTTTGGACTTCTCCTTTTTTTCTTCCTTTGTTAGTGTTAATAACACATTATTTTGTTGTTGTAATTGTAATTTTTCCATTAAAATTCTCCTCCCGCTTTAAAGTGGCTACACTATAATTTTTTTAAATTATTTTTAATTTTCACATTGACTATCTATATATTTTCGTATACAATGAGATTATGGAATATTATAATAATTTTTAAATAAAAAAATATATAATAAAAGATAATACACATAAGTGCACCACCTAATATTAGCAATTACATAAAATATCTTTTAATTTCTTTTCAGCACTGAGCATATCATCAATTCTCTCTGAAATCGCAATTTCAAGAAATTCGAGTGACCTTTTACATGATTCAATAGTTGATTTATTTTCTAATTCACTCATAGTATCAAGAAAATTCTCCAATGATTCTTCTGTTGTAAGTAAAGACTGAAAATTTAATTGCTTCAAATCTTCAATAATTTCTCTATTCGATCTGATATGTAATTTATTTTCTAATTCATAGGCTTCTGTATATGTTAATTCACCCTTAACTAATTTTGCTATTTCTTCTTTATTGCTCATTATTAAGCCACCTCTTTCGATAATTTTCTAACTACTTCATTTACAGCAGTCGGAATATTGCAATATTGTCTGTCTACCATATAAGTAGCTTTTGAAATTATATCGCTATTTTCAGCATGTTTGTATGCAATTATTTCATCCTTTATAAAGGTACAACCTACATTTTGTATATTGAGTTCCTGACATCTTTTTAACACCTTATCTCTAATTTCTTCTAATTTCCAGTCTTCCTCTAATACATTTAAAACATAGTATAAATGACTTACAAATGTTTTATAGTGAGAAACTTGATTCTCTAATAACTTACTATTGGAATATCTTTCTGCAATTTGTTTTGATACTTCTAAAACCTTATCTTCTTTTTCCCTCGATAGCCATAAATTTATAGACTTATGCTTTCTCGAATACCAACCTTTATTGGCTCTTAAACAACTATTTCTCCAATTGATTTCTTGGTCATAAATTGAATTTATAAAACCTTTTAAAATGTCCTTTATGTTTGTAATATTCTCATTAGGAATAGCAACAGAATAATTACAGTTTTCACATTCAATTTCATCGTAAATTCTTAGTTCAATGTCCTTGTTTTTGTTCAATTTTAAAACATATCCCCAAGCATCTCCATTTTCAATTTCGTATTCTTCCCAATCATTTAAAGAGTCCTCAATTTTCTTCAATGTTTCTTTCATGATTAGTGGATTTTTAATACCTTTTACTCTACTCATTCTACATTCTCCTTCTCGCCTTTGGGTTTAGGCATAACCATATAATTTTTAATAAAGTAATTCCGTAAAAGTCACCAATAATCATCTATTGGTTTGGATAATTAAATAGACAGGCTACATTCTAAGTAATCTGTCTCTAAACAAAATAAATTATATAAAAGAAGGAATTAGACAGTTATACTGCCTATTTAAATATCCAATTAGAAGATTTTTATTTTTGAATTTTCATCTTCCACAATTACAGGAGCGAGGAATGGTAGCGTAGCGGTAGCAAGCGTAATGACGATGTCTCCTCTTCTAATTAATTTAATAATAAAAGGATTAAATAATAATTATTTATTACTATCTAATCCAACTTATATATTTTATTCAATTAGCTAAGTACTTCTTTTCTTTAATACGTTCTTTTAGGGGTAGCCCTCTTATTTTTATTTGTAAGTGTCATAACGGTTCACATACGTTCACCTATTCCACTAACAGCCTAAGAAATAATTCACCCTACTACCCCTAAGCCACTAGGCAAAACCCCAAGGGCAATTGATTTTTTTAACTATTATCAACTAACCTTTTATACCCTTTTAGCCGTTTATATAACTAGTCTACACCATATTTTATTCTCGTATAAATGTACCAAAGGTGGAAAATTCTCTATATCTATATAATATTAGACTAACCATTTTTCCAGCCAAAAGTACATACACTTTTTATTTAAATTCTATAAATGTATTGACACAACTAACTTTTAAGAATACATACATCAAAAAACTATATTAATATGTTTTGAAATATACTGTTTTACCCATTCCTTTTATTGGTTTCATTGTTATTCTATTTTCCTTAAGAAATGTATTGAAATTTTCAGATTTAATTATATTTTCCCAAGTTTTTCTTCCAAAATCTAAAGTGTCTCTTACTTCATTACAAGGTATTCTTTCCCTATCCCATGTATTTCTTAGCCATTCAATAACTGTATCTTCTTTGTTCATTTTCTTCACCTCAATTTTTCCTGTATCTTTGTTTACATCTACATCTTCTTTTCTATATATAGCAGTACCTTTTCCATTAGTTTTCACAATGAAACCAGACTTCTCCAAGTCGTATTTTTTAAAAGTTTGCCAGTTTATATCTTTCTGATTAAACCATCTAAGAGCGTATCTATTAACTAAGTATTCTTTATCCTCTTTGGATAATTTTACTCCTATATATTTTTCTTCTATATCCATAGCTAATAAAGGATGACTTACAGAATGTTCTGTTCTATATACATTGTTATATTGGTCATATTCAATTATAATTCCATCACTATCCACTGGAACTTTATATCTAAAATATTCTATATTATGTCTGATTCTATTACGTGCTTGAATCTGTGTATCATAATCCAGATCATCAATTATAACCATTTGAACTCTTTCATCTCTTAAATTCCAACCAGTTTCATATGCTCCATTAACTATCAGTACATCTAAATTATTTGGTAGTAGTCCTGTTTTAATCAAATTTGCCCTAATTTCAAGTTGTCCCTTTGACATCCTAATTTCCTTTTTACCAGTTTCTTCATTTGTAATTTTGTTATTAATACTACAAAGCCATTCAACGTTATAACCATACTTACTCAGCATTGATTTATATTTTTCACATGAATCTACTGTATTTGTATAAATAAGTATCTTTAATTTATATTTATTTTTAGTATAATCCACTATGTTACAAAGCCACTTAATCTGATTTATCATATATGCAAATGTATATGGATGTTTATTGGTCTTATTTTTTATTTTTTTTAATTCTAATTCATTAAATGTTGTTTTTGTGGTTATATTGATCTCTCGTAATCTTAATATTTTATATATTCTATGTGGTGTTGCACTTATTCCAATAGCTAATACACTTTTAGATATTTTGGGGAGCATTTCTATTATACTTCCATATGTATCAATTTTCTTTTCTTCTGAATCAAATCTACTGGCATATTTAAAAAGGTTTTGGAATTCATCCATTATTATACAATCATAATATTTTAATAATATTGTTCTACTAGCTTCATTTTTTAATAAAAAGCTAAATGTAGAATATGTAATTACTTTGATGTACCCTATATCACCTTCAACTTGTGCCTTTAATCCTTTATTTTTCATAGCTTGTTTTAAATCACCTGTCTCAAGTAATTTAGTTATACATTTTTCCTCTGTCTCTTTCAATATACTTGATTTTAGCATATTCGTATCACAAACATATAAAACCCTATCTAAATTATTGCATAGATTTTTATTAAATCCTTCAACATATGATTTAGTATTAATCAAGAAATCTTCAAATATAAATGTACTCTTTCCACTTCCTGCATGTCCATTTAATATATTAAGTTTATTTTTTTCAAATTTTTTATCAAATTCTTTTATAGCTTCGTTAAGCCATAATTTATCATCATCGTTACTTGTGTCCATTAAAATCGCCACCCTTTCTAAATTGATAATTTTATTTTACAAACTCTTAACTTGTTTTCGTAATTCTAATAACCCATTTAATGCCTTATGTAATTTTATTGTATCCTCAAATCCATATAATGTTTTACCTTCTCGATTTGTCCATACATAAAATTTAAATCCCATCCAATTTAAGGCTGTTGCAAGAGATTTCTTTTCTATGTTGTAATATTTTTCTTCCATAATTCTCAATCCTTTCATAATTGTATTTCCACACTATCAAGGTTGGGGTCATGGTAGTGACCCTATGCCTATCTATGAAACAATTAATGTAACACTTTTCCCATTCTTAGCTACTTTACTATCAATAACTTTTAAAACTTGTCCATCTGTTAAATTTAACTTTTCATAGCAATCATTAAAAATGAATCCTACCTCTGTATTATCTACAGACCTATATAAATGCTTATTACTTACATATATTTCATCAGTGATAGTTACTCCAGTATAAGATCCAACTCTAACTTTACCTTCAACTCCATTTTTAATTTTAACTTCATGTACAAAGTCTTCATGCAAACTATTATCTTTGCATTTATCCTGTTTTTTAATAAAATATCTATGCATAAACTCTATATCAGTCTTTTCATTTACTTGCTCATAAGAATATACATTATTATTTTCTAAATCTAAATAATGCTGTAGCACATCAAAAAATAACCTAATAGCAAATTTACTACTTACATTCAATTCTTTTAAAACCAATGCTTTATCTTCAATAAAATCTGCACTTTCAAATTCTTTAAGTTCTTTAATAGCATATTCATTAAAATTATTCCATCTTTCATTTAGCTTATTTTTGTCAGTAGTATTTTTAGAAACTTTACCATTCCAACAATATTCTTTATAAACATTGCTTATTGTATCTTCAAGAGTTTCATCTGCTTTTTCTTTGACTGGATTTAATGTTTCCATTATTGCTGTATTATTATCTTTTATATTTTCTTGAATATAATGTATTCTTGCAAGCAAATTATCTTCTATTCTTTTTGCATTAATTGTTAATACACTTCTATTTATCTCTTCAACTTTCCATTCGCTAACATAATCTTTGGTGAATTGTAAAAAGTACGGATATCTCTTGCAATTATCTATCAATACTGCTTTAATCATTTTAGTTTTGCCATTTTTATCTTTTTGCTCTATCATTACAATATTTCCATTTTCATCTTTTTTATATTCGATAAAACACTCTTTAAGCAAATCAATTTCATTAGTAGTAACTGGATTTAATGTTTTTACTGCATCAATAGCCTTTTGATTTAGATAAAGAGCATAATAAATATATTTAGCATTTTCATTAAATCTTTTATTTAAATAATCCTTTATTTGTACTTCTGGTAATTCTTTAACATCAATTAATTTTTCACCTTTCACAAGAGTATCTATTAAGTCCATAAAGTCATTCCATTTAGTTTCTTTTATACGTTTATAATATGCTTTATTTTCTTTTTTATATGTCTTTCTGTATTTATAACAATCATTTCTTCTAGCTTTACTTGTATTTTTATTTTCTATTTCCTTCTCATAATTCTTTATTTTTATGTTATTTTTCTCTATAATTTCAAGTTCATCTTTGAATTCTTCGTCATAATGATCTTTTTGCTTATCTATAAATCTATTATAAAGTTCTCTTTCAGTAACCACTTTACCATCTTCAACTCTTATAAACCCTAAATCTTGATTATAAGTATTAACCTTTGCTGTTAATGAAGCTATTTTCCCTATAGTATTTCCTGAACTTAAAATAATAGACCGATACATATTGTCCCAAGTAAATAACATTTCTTCTCCTGTAGCGCCATCATCAGTATTTAAAAATGGTACTGTTGGAATGATTGAATTATAAATAATTTCATTATCTATACAGAATCCCTCATCAAGGTCAAAATCTGCTCCTGAACAAAGTTTTGCTGTATCATCTTGCATATTAAAGAATATAATTTCCGAACTATAATCGTCACCCAGATATTTTTTTAAGCTGCTATGCTCAATTAATTCAATTTTTTGTGGTTCATGAAATGATGCAAGTGGATTTCTAGCTAAAACTCTCGTACCTGTTTCATTAGCTACATAGAATTGCCTTTCTTGTAAACCTTGTGAACTTTCAGTTGTTGGCTTTCTTGACATGATCCATTCGCAATAAGTTATAGGACAACAAGCTAATGTTTTATAATTTCCTTTAACATGAAACTTACCACCTACTAATTCATTTATATATTTTTCTAGATTTCTAGCTATAGTTTCTTTAGCAAATTTAGTTTTATAGAACCTATCATTTTGTTGCATAAGATATTGAGCTTTAGTTGATGCTCTTAATCCTTCATCATCATTTTTACTCATATCTCCCATAAATATTTTTATTCTATCAATATTTCTATCTTTGCTATTATCCGCAATCATTGAAGCATACATTTCTTCATCATAGGCAGTTAAATTAGCTATTTCTAAAGGTGTAATATTAGTAACATTAAGTAACTGGTAGTTCATACGAGTATATTCTTCTAATTCTTTTTTATTTACTCTAGCAACATACACACTATAAAATAAATCCTTATAAGGCTTATAATCTTCTCTTTCAATTGCCTCATATATTTCGTCCATACTTGAATACCATTTAGCCCATTTGCATTGAGTCTCGTTTAATATAAGGCTGCATTTAGAAATGTTTACTGGTTTATTCCATCTATCTAAAGTCCAAAAATCTCCGTTTACATCTCTTTTAAATATGTCATTATCTTCAATAAAGTTATCTTTGAAATATTGCACAAATGGGAATCTAACACATAATCCTTTTGTTGCAGTTGGATACATTCTTAATCCAAAATAATCAATTTTGTATCCATATTTTTCAGATAACATATCACAAAATTCTGGTGAAGCTAGTCCAAATCCATCAAAAGCAGTATGCTCTACACTTTTAACTTTAGGTTCATTTAATTCTATTTGACCATCTTTTAAAGCTTCTTTATCTAAAGTTACATATTCCCTAGCATATTGATAACTTGTTTCTGGTAATATAGCTATTTTATCCTTCCAGTAATAAGATATCTTATTAGTAGTGCTAAATGCTAAACTGATTCTACTAATAATATCTTTATTTATTTGCATTTCAGTTACATTTAATTTTTCTTTAATTTTGCCACAACTAACAACATCATGAAATAAATCAACAAATTCTTTGTCTTCTTCAGCTATAAAAAGATATTCACAAGTTCCTTCTTTTCTAGCCATACGACCTTCACTCAGTTCCTCTTTTTTCATAAATCCAGTTGTAGTTGCAAGTGCTATATATTTCTTTCCATTTTCGTCTATATACCCATTTTGTAATATTTCAAGTGCTTTTTCTTCATTAGCTGGTAACATTATTTTAATAATGTTATCTATGTTTGTTTTCTTATTTTTAACTTTTATTTCTTTGAATTGTAAGTACAATTCCATCCCAAAACTGTCTGTTAACATAATTTCCTTTACTTCTTCTTTTACTCCATAGTTCTTAATAATAAATTGTCTTTGCTTCATAAACGCTCAATCCTTCCCTCATTGTATTTTTCCATAATCTCAAGGCTTAGGGGTGGTAACCCCTAATGCCTATTTCAATAATTTTTCATGCCCCAGCATTAATTCAAAACATCTATTAGAATTTCTATAACTTTTAAAAATCAAATGTATACTCACCTAACATTTGTATATACTATCTAAGTAAAATGATCTTAATTCTGTTGACATTTTGCACATTCAAAGAAATAATCTCATAGTTTTTTAGGTAATAGGTGTTATTCTGAAAATCATTTAACTGTGAGATTATTTTTTATTAAGTTGTAAACTTCCTACTTTAGAAAGTAATTCTCTAAAATGATGTCTTTTCCAAAAATCCATTACAACACCTAATTCCATTTATAATCTTAACACACATATTTTCTTATTAATCAATTCCACTAACATTAAATTCTCATGTTCACAGAACCTTGCATTTTTAAATTTAGAATAAAGCTCTATTTCGTCATCTACACTACATATAGAAAATAATGTTGACCATATTTCTTCTTCACTAAATGCGTATTTTACTAACCCGTTGTCAAAACAATCAACACCTTGTTTATATTCAGATAATGTACAAAACCCAAGATCACTATCCCAACCAATTTCGCTTAAAATCAAGCCCCATAGATTATCAAATCTTTTTGCCTTTCTTTCCATTGTTTTTTTACTTAATTCTTTTAACATAATATCATCCTCCCAAATATTGCATTTAAGGAATAACTATGCTATACTCATCTTGTCTAGGGATGGTAGTAGCTTAAGTTACTGCCTTATTTTTTTAATTGAATAAGGTATTGGTTCTTTTGGTTTGTTTTACCTTATCCTCAATTATTATTGTAGTACGAATTTAGTACATGGTCAATTGTTTTTCGTGCATTTTAAAAATATTTTTTTCAAAATACTTGATTTTCGTACAAATATCGTATATAATATCTTTATAAATGGTAATAAATACTTTTTAAAGGGTGAAAATAATGATAGTTTTTAATTTAAGAGTTGAAATGGCAAAAAGAAAAATAAATATGCAACAATTAAGTGATATAACCGGAATACGTAGAGCTACTATTTCTGCTTATTTTAATGAGACATATAAAATGATAGGCAAAGATCATTTAGATATATTATGCAAAGTTTTACGATGTACACCAACAGATTTAATTGAATACATACCAGATGATGAATATGAATCTCAAGATTTTACTGATCTAGCTAAGGCTTACAAAGAATATGGATATGATGCTGAAGATGCAAATAAATAATTTATCACACTAAAAAAGGACTTCTCTGCAATATGAGTTGTCCTTTTAATTTTTGTTTATTTACTTTTAAAAAAATTAAAATTATTACCTATCAATGCATTTATCTCATTACTACAAAGTTCATAACCACCACACTTACACCCATTAAAATCTGGATAAGGCTCTATAGTGATAATTTTATGCGGTGAAATTTTATTATCTGATGGACAATATGAAAATACCTCAATCTTACCTTCACATCTTTTAAAATACATACCTTCGTTTTCTACTTTAAAATTCAAAATTTGATCCTCATTTTTATATTCAATTGATATCTTATTAGGCAAAACTTTTATTATATATTTTATATTTTTTTCTAAATCTTTAAAATAGTCAACAATCAGTTCCTCAGCATCATTTAATGCTTTTTGTAACTTATACTCATTATCATATTTTTCTTCTATAGTTTTTATAATATTTTCTTTTAACATATATATATTATCTCCCCACATAAAATATTAACCAGTGACAATTTATCAATTCCTTCTAACCAATTTCAATATTTTTTGTACTATCAATTTGTACAGATATATTATTTTCATTTTTATCTTGGACTTTACATTCAGAAATACTAATTCCTTCGCTAATTTCAATATCTACTTTATTATTAATATGTATCATTTCGTATCTTGAATAACGTCTACTTATATTTAAATTAGCATGAATATTATAACCTATTACAATTTCATCTTCCATACTCTTATCCATCAAAGGATTTTCTTTTAATATAGGTTGCATGTGTATTTTTATTCTACTAAATTCAGCAATCTCCATATCATCTATTTTTATAGATCCTTGCCCATAATCAAAAGTTGCTTCTGACTTATTTCTTTTGCTGTTATATCCATTTAATATTTCATTAGTAAATTTATATCCCATAACTTTCACACCCTCTCACAAAATATATAATTATTTAATTCAACAATAAGGGATATATTCCTCTTTATTACAATAAAATATTTACAATTTTGTACCTTTGTTAAGGGCGGCGAAATTAATCTCGCTATCAAATTAAATGACAGCTAAGTAATTTATATACGTTATAGTTTTTAGGACATTTCGTAAGCTGATAAGGGAAAATTTCAAACCAATTTAAATTTTTAAACCTATGTGTTTATTTTGACACTCAGACAAACAAATCAAATTTCCAATATCTATGTAGAAAATAATAAAAAGACTACCATTTATTATGATAATCTTTTTCCTTATCTATAACTTATATCCCTCTCTTATTTTGGTATTTAGCCCATTTTGATTCTTTAGATTGTGTTTTATTTTCTTCGTCTACATCATCACCAATCCATTCTCTCCCTTTTTTTATTTCACATTTTTCATTTTGAAGTATCAATTCATCTATATAATTTATGTCTTCATCATATTTAACTCTCATATTTTCTTTTAATCTAGTAATCTTTTCATTTAAATTATTAATTTCTATATTCAGCTTGCTTATCGGAACACTTATATATTCCACATTTGTTTTGTCTTTTTCTCCCATTTTAACAAGATACTCCATAGCATTTATAATTTTATATACTTCACTTAACTTCTTTTCCATTTCATTATAACTTATCTCCATAACAATCCCCCCTACTAATTATTACGAAGTTTTATTTAATTTAAATAACGTTCCCCTAACCTTATTAACTAAATCATTTATATATATATTTCTTTTATTATCGATTGAAAGTTTGTTTAATAGTTCATTTTGTTCTTTTGTAGCCAATAATATTTCTTCCACTGTTTTTAATATTTTATTAGTATTATCACATATTTCATTTATTTTCATTTGCATTGTTTCATTATTTTTTCTTAATTGATTCATCATCAAATCACTAAGCGGTTTTAGTTGTTTATCTAATGCATCACTAACCATACTAACTATTTCATCATCTTTTATATAAACTAATTGTCTATTACTCATTTATACCACTCTCCTAAATTAATTAACACAATGCAATTTTACCATTATTATCCAATTAATTAAAGATTATATGCGCAAAACAATAACAAAAATTCTCTCTAAATAATACATTATTATTTCTCCATTAGCATTTTTATGTATAAATTCTGCTTTTTTATAAGCTTCACTACTTAAAATTTTAAGGTCTTTTGATAATTTGTTACACCCTAGCAGATTATCCTTTTTATTTATATTATTAATTTATTTACAATAATTTCATAATTAGTAAAGAATTATTTAATATTTATGGTTTATAATAATATTTGTAAAATAGTTTAATCATTATTATTTTACCCCGTATTGGTAAATGTATTTTTACCTTTACAAGTTCAACCTGCTCCCCTAAGCAGGTTGTTTTTATTTCTTTAAGTATTCACAAATCATTCATCAAACCTTAATTTTATTTAAGAAAATATTTATATTTAATTAACATATTTAACATAATTTTGTAGTAATTGTTTGTTATAATAATACTGTAAGATAATTTCTTATCAGTTATATATCCTTCTACTTAAAAAATATAATAATCGTTTAAAGGATAACTTGTTTTGCTAGCCAAGTTATCCTTTTCCCTTTAAATAAATTATATAAATCTATTTAATTTATATTTTTTATCCTGTAATGTTATCGTAAAAAATTATCATTATTTGTAATACGATTTTCTTTGCTAAGTTTCCTCTTATGTTATAGAATGTAAAAGTCGGGTTAAATCAAATTAAATAAAAAGAGGTATTATTGTGAACAATTTTAAATTATTTCAATTAAAATATAGAATATTCCTAAGAAAATCTATTTTAAATAAGTTGTTAAGCTTTTTCTCCCCAAGTAATAAATTTATGATTATACTATCACAAAATTTGGACAAACATATTGTTGCATATTATAAAAATAAGGAAATTCATGAAGTACATAATTCAAAACAACTTTATTCAGTTTCGAACTCTTTCTAAGGGACTTAGAATTTACTTATTAATTTTAAAGTTAAGCTTGACTTTAGATCTAAGTAACTATACGCTTTTTATCTGAGTTAGACGCAATTCTCCAGTAACTCAAAAAAATTGCTGAAGAAATTACAATATCGCTCTTTAGAGCCTCGACGTGTATACGAACCACGCAACGTTGCAAACATCATTTGTATGAGAATCCTCATACGTAGTCTTTTTATATGCGTCAACTGCCTACATACCGACTTTTTCAAGTCTTTGACTACCTCCGATTAAGTTACCCTAAACCGCTCTAATGCCATATCCTCATGAAGGACTTAGGCTAAAATGGTAATAGAATGCTTTTACACCACTTAGGTCAAGTTAAATAAGATGTTATTATCTAACTACCCCATGAACTTTTTGCATCGCCTTCATGTCAGCTACTAATATTATTTATACTTGTAATAGTGCTTGTACAAGTTACACATTGTATTTTGGACAATATGATACCAAGCCTATTGACACTTCAAAATTTTTGAAATAAAATAGACTTAACGCATGGTCTATTAGTGTTTTTTGAAGTGCTAATAAGATTAATAAAACGATAATTTAGTTTTGGTAGATAGATTACTCGCCAAAGTAACCTATCTATTTTTTATATAATTTTTATTTCTTCAATTAATTTTTTAATTTGTAAAATCTTCTCTTCGGTTTTTGGTATAAATTCTTTCATTCTTTCATCTTCAGATTTTTTATAGCTTTCTAGCTTTTCTTCTAATATTTCTAATCTATAGTCTAATGAAATCATTAACTGTGAATAGTCTTCTAGATCAATATTAGTAATATCTACAGTCGAATATCCATTTATCTTTCTATCTCGATTGATGTTTACTTGCATATTGACACCTACTTTCTAATAAATATCTTTATCCATATTAGCCAAAGGACTATATGCTTGATATTTCTTTCTTAAGTCCTCATCCATTATGTCAAGATAAGCCTGTTCAGTCACTTTTGACGAGCTGTGCCCTAAGATCTTAGACAATACAACTAATGAACCGTTATTCAATAAAAATCTCCTAGCAAATTGATTACGTAAGCCATGTGGCGTAACATATTTCTTTATCCCAGCCTTTTTCAAATATCCTCTAAAATTTCTCTCAAAATTAGGATTTGATAGAAATGTATTAGTGCGTTGAGTTGGAAAAAGAATTTCTGTTTCAATCATAGTATCTTTGAATCTCAGCCATCTTTGTAAGAGCTTGGCCATTTGTGGACTATAAAAAACAACTCTGTCTTTTCTACCTTTTGTCAAATCTGCTGGAATTAATATTGTTCTTCTTAATAGATCAATATCATTTGTTGTTAGATGAAGTGTTTCTGAAAGTCGCATTCCTGTATCAAAAATCAGATTAATCACTGTGAGATCACGAAACTGATGAAATTGGGAACAATCCAATGCTTTTACTAATTGATTAAATTCAGCATCAGTTAATTGTTCTTTTGCCCTTCTTTCTGTTCGAATAAACTTGCATTCATGTATTTTTGTATTTTTAGATATATTATTGTCTTCTAGGTACGTAGCAAATGCCTTTATATTCCTCAGATAGTTATTAAGGGTCGAATCTGATACTTCTTTCCCTATATCACTTCTTTTCTCTATATTAGCCTTAATAGCGCCTTTCTCTGATGACACAAAGGCATATTTACCTCTTTCTTTAGTAAAGCTTATATATTCCTCTACAATGTTTTTATTTATTTTGCTGATATCTGTTATTTGTTTTTCTTCTTCTAAATATTTTGAAAATAGCATAAGAGTTTGATGATATGATTTTATAGTTTTAAGACTTAAATTTTTATAATTACAATATTCTAGATAATTAACTATAATATCATCTATTGATTTTAATTTTTTAGAAATTCTAGGCAA